TGAGCCGGCGGGTCGTCGTCGAGCGCGACACCGGCGCGACGACGCCGGACAGCTACGGCAACCTGGTACCGGACTATCAGCCGTTTATCACGCGCTGGGCCCGCGTGGAATACCTCGGCGGCAGCGAGCAGGTCGTCAACAACCAGGTCGTGGCCGAGCGGAAGCACAAGATCACGTTGCACGACGACGCGCTGACCAGACAGATCACGCCGGAGATGCGCATCCGGCTGGACGGCCGGACGCTGAACATCGTCGCCGTGGACCGGATTCCCGAGCAGCAAGCGGTGGTCATTCACACGCGCGAGGTGGTGCAAGGAGCCAACTGATGGCCAAGGCCAAGGCAATGGCCGTGCAAATCAAGATCGACGGCATCAAGCCGCTCTTGAAGCGGCTCGGGAAACTGCCGGACAAAATCCGGCTCCGCCCCGTGCGCGCCGCGGCCAATTACGCGATGACCCCGATCCTGAAAGATGCCCGCCGGCGTGTTCCCTTGGGCGAGGGATTGCGGCCCGGCGGCCAGGAGCGCCCGCACCTGCGCGACACGCTGATCAAGAAGGTCAAGACGTACCGGTCCAGCGGCACCGTCGTCGCGATCGTCGGGCACGACTACCGCAAGACGCCGCACGCGCACCTGGTCCATTTCGGGACGGCCCCGCACACGATCGCCGGCAACCCGCGTCTCGCGATCGGCGGCATCGTCGTCGGCGGAGCGATCCGGCACCCCGGCGCCCGGGCGCAGCCCTACTTGACCGACGCGCTGCGTGCGAACGAAGCCAAAGTCCGCTCGCGCTTCCGCGAGAAGTTGGCCCGTGACATCGAAAAGCAAATCAAGCGACTGCGAGCGAAGAAGTGACGACGACCAAGACGCTCGAAGAAGGCCTGGTCGCGTATCTGGCCGCGCAGGCGGACATCGCCGCGCTGGTCGGCGACCGAATCCGGACCGGCGTGGCCCGGCAGAACGAGCAGCGGCCGTTTCTGGTCGTCGCTCCGCCAGTGATCGAGCCGATCTACTCGGCCGCCGGCGGCGTCGGCCTGGCCGAGAGCCGGATCGAGATTCACTGCGAGGCCGCGTCGTACGCGGAAGCTCGGACGCTCGCCGAGACCGTCCGCAAGAAGTTCAAGGACGGGTTTCAAGGCAACCTTGGCGGCGTGGAAGTACGAGCGATCTACGCGACGGTGCGCGGCAACCCGCCCCGCGTCGTCAGCGGCGATCAGGAAGGGTTTCGGTCCGTCACCGTCGAACTTCAGGTCTTTCATGAGGAGCCGCCATGAGCGCAAGCGATCTGATTGAAGTGCAAGTCGAGAGCGAATCCGGTTCGGTCGTGCCGATCCGCTGCCGGCGCATCGTGTCGATCGCCGGACGGCCTTACGAACAGCCCGTCGACTCGCGCGAACTGGACGCCACGCTGAATCACCTGGCCGGCCGCATCGAGGCCGTCGAAAGGATTCTGGCCGAGCTGATCCAAGGAAAGGAGTAACCGATGGCTGATACCTTTTTTGGTGGATCGATCACTTTGGGGACGACCGGTGAGAGCTTTCAGATTCTGGAAGGCGATCGGTCGGGGATGAGTGTCGAGGACATCGACGTGAAACACGGGGCGGTCACGGACGGCTTCATCCCATACATCCCGAGCGACCTGGTCGAAGGCGGCGAGTACAGTTTCACCGTCATGCACGATCCCGACGTGGACGAGACGAATTTCGTCGGAGTGCTGCAGACGATCACGATCACGTATCCGCTGCCGGCCGGAAAGACGACGCCGGCGACCAGGTCGTTCACCGGCTACATCAAGGAGTACGGCGAGTCCTTGCCCATCGATGACAAGATGACCGCAGAGATCACGGTCAAGGTTGCCGGTAAAGTCACCGTGACGCCGTCGGCGTAGGGAGTCGACTCATGAACGCGATCAAACTCACTGAGAACACCGGCCCGCACAAGGCCGGCAAGGTGATTCCCGTCACGGACGAGAATCTGCATTGGTGTCACGCGATGGTCGTACGCGGAAAGGCGGTACCTCATGAGCGGTCTGAAGGATCAGATTCTAAGTCGAAGAGACCTGCAACCCGTTCCCGTTAAGGTGCCGGGCTGGCCGGCCGGCACGTACGTGCGGCTGATGACTGGCCGCGAGCGCGACCGAGCGGCTCAGGTATGCGAGAGCGACCGTCCGGACACGGAGAAGATGGCGTTCGTCATCGCCACGTGTCTTTGCGATCCGCATGGCGTCAATCTGTTTGATCCGGACAACCGGGAAGACATCGAGGCGCTGATGGACGTGCCATTTCAGTCGCTCAAGGTCCTCTGGGACGCCATCGTCGCGCACAACGGACTGGATCAGTCGCAGGAGCAACTGGCAAAAAACTGAGTGAGGACGCGGACGAGCAGTTCTGGCACTTCTTGTGCCGCACCGTTCTGCACTGCTCGGTCGCGGAAGCCAAGGAGCGGCTCACTTGGCAAGAGTTCCGTCGCTGGGCCGCCTATTACCAGATCGAGCCGTGGGGCAACGACTGGCCGCAGACGGCGCTTTTGGCCGCGCTGCTCACGCGCACGGCCTGGTTCCGAGGCCGGCCGGCGCCGCCGGACGCGTTTATTCCAGGCCGGGACGCCGGCACGGCCCGCGATCGCGAAATCGCCCGGCGCCGCGAGTTAATACGACGTTATTACGCACTGCACGGAGGCAAACAGGATGGCCACGATCGGCCGGATCGCCGTTGATTTCACCGTCGTCACCAAGGGCGTCGCCAGCAGCCTGCAGTCGGTGACCGGTCAGATCGCGCGGGCCGGCAAAAAGATCACGTCCCTGGGCGGCAGGATCAGCGGCGGCTTCCTGCGCGGCGCGGCCGCGATCGGCAAATTCGCCGCCGCCGGCACGGCGCTCGCCGGCGGAGCGGCCGCCGGCTTTCTCGGATGGGGAGTGAAGCTTGCGGCCGAGGCGGAACAAGCGGAGGTCGCCTTTACCACGCTGCTCGGAAGCGCAGACATTGCCAAGAAAGTCCTCTCGGACATCAGCTCGTTCGCTGCAGAAACTCCCTTCCAGATCAGCGAACTGCGCGATGCCGGCCGCAACCTGGCGGCGTTCGGCTTTTCGGCGGAGAGCATCGTTCCGACGCTGCGAAGAATCGGAGACCTCGCAGCGGGAGTTGGCCAACCGATCGGTGAGCTCGCGGAAATCTTCGGCAAGGCAAAGGTCCAAGGTCGCTTGTTCATGGAGGACATCAACCAGTTGACCGGACGCGGCATCCCGATCATCGCAGAGCTGGCCAAACAGTTCGACGTTGCGGAGTCAGAAGTCCGACAGCTCGTGGAGTCTGGACGTGTCAATTTTGGGAACTTGCAACAAGCTCTCGTCAGTCTGACGAGCGAGGGCGGCAAGTTTCATGGACTGATGGCGGCGCAATCGCAAACGCTCTCTGGTAAATGGTCGACCCTGAAGGACAACATTGCGGCGCTGGCCAGAGACATGGCAGCCGGGCTGCTTCCGGTTGCAAAGTCAATTATTGACGTGCTCCTGCCAATGGCGCCAGTCATCAGCGAATCTCTGGCCCGATCCGCCCCGCTCATCAAACGCTTCACCCAAGGCCTCATGGACGGGTTCATCGGCGTCGCGGCGACGATTCGCGCCACCTTCGCGGCCGGCCGTGTGATCATGTCACGCTTCGGCGAGTTCGTCTATGGCATCGGTCAGAACATCTTTGCCACCTTCAAAGCCACTTGGAGCGCCGTCGTGGCCGGTGCGATCAGTCTCTACAACAACGCCGGCAACGTCTTCAAGGACCTAGGCGCAATCGTGATCAGCTTTGCCAAGGCCACCTGGCAAGCGCTCAAAGCGGCCTTCTCACTCGAAAACCCTATCAAAGCCTTCCGGGATACTTTCGCAAAGGAATTCGTCGCACTTGAAGCCGGCGGGCTCGCTCAGGTCGGCGAAGACATGGCCAAGGCCTTCGCCGAGACTTATCGCGCCAACGCCAGCCAGGCCGTCGGTGAGATCACGCAGCAAGCCAAGGACGCCTTCACGAAAACGTTTGCCGAATCGGTAAACGCTTTCGACAGAAAGGCCAAAGACGTTGATCTCAAGCCGATTGCCGGCCCGCAGATCAGGCCGGAAGACGTGAAGCTGCCCGACCAGGATCAGAAACGCGCGGAGAAGATCAAGCAATCTCTGAAGGCCGTGACGCGTGGCTCGGCCGAGGCGATCAACGCGATTGCGGCCGCATTCAGCGGCAAGCCGAAAGACGACGTGGCTCAGAAGCAACTGCGCGTGCTGCATGAGCAGCTCGCGGCGACGCGCGAGCAAAACACCCTGCTGCGAAAACGCTTGGATTTTCAGACGGTCTAATGGCCATCATCAGCGTGACGGAAATCTGGAGTGGCGAGACGGGTGAGCGCACGGCCGACGGCCCGCGCGAGTACACGCGTATCTTCCGCGTGATCACCGACGATCCCACGCACCGCATGCGCGACATCCTTTGGGATTCACGGATTCCGCAGATTTTCGCCGCGACTTATCCGGAAGACCCCGAGGCCGTCTGCACCAAAACCAGCGCGAGCCGGATCGATGCCAGCCGCAAGGTGTGGATCGTCAATGCCGATTACACGACGTGGCACCCGGGAGACGAGAACCCGCTGGCCCGCCCGGCCAGCATCACGTTCAAAGCGCAACAATACTCCAAGCCTGTCTTGCACGACAAAGATGGCCAGCCGATCGTCAACGTCCTGGACGACCCCGTTCCAGGCATTGAGATCGACGACACCCGATGGGTGATCGAGATCAAGAAAAACGTGCCACCGCGCCTGCCGCCTTGGATACTTAGCTACCCGAACACGATCAACGACGGACCGGTAAAGATTGCCGGGCTCACGTTTCCCAAGCACACGCTGAAACTGCAGGATTTGCAGATTCCTTTCGAAATCAAAAGAGGCGGACCGGACGGAGACATCGAGTACATCGAGCTGAGTTTCAGCCTGCACTACCGTCGCGATACGTGGCTGATCGACGTGGCGAACCAGGGGTTTCACCACAACCGCGTCGTGCTCAAGCGGCCACAAAGTAACTCGACCGGCAATCAGGGCACCCTTGGAACGCTCCTGACTGTCAACAAGGAGCCGATCTTGCTCGGCGATCCGCCGGCCAAGGTGAGCGAGCCGCAATGGCTCGACCAGAATGGCTTCGTGATTGACAAACTCGAAGAGATGGAGCCGGAGATACTAGAGCTGCCGTTAGAGCCGAAACCGCTGGACAACGTAGACGAAAGCGGCAACCCGGTCGTCCGGAACAAGAAGCCGCACTTTATCCGTTACCACGTCTACGAGGAAAAAGACTTTTCCGTCTTGCCGTTGAGCTAAGGTGTGACCATGGCAAAGAACGTGTTTCGCGGAGATGCGCCCGAACAGGCCCAGGTCTGGACCGTGAGCTTCGACACGGCGCAGCCGGACGCCGAGGAAGGATACCAGTTGCGCGTGAACAACAAGGTCTTCCAGGTGTCGGCGAATTCGTCCGATCCGGCCGGGGCGATCCTCGAATTGCTGTCGCAATCCAGCGCGCCGGAAGTCAAAGAATTCACGGCCGAGAAGATCGACGCCTACAACCTGCGGCTGACCGGCACCAAGGCCGGTGTGCCCTTCACCGTCAGCGTGAAGCCCGCGCCGGAAATCATCACCGAGCTGACGGTCGAAAACGATCCAGTCAGCGGCACCTTCGAGCTGTTCGTCAACGGCGAGTCGATCGGAACGTTCGACGTGAGCACGGTCACCGCCTCGGAACTCCAGCGAGCCATCGAGGAGCTCTACGATCCGACGGAGAATGCCGAGATCAGCGTGACGCAGACCGGACCGCTCACATGGCAAGTCACTTTCGCCGGCGGCGCCGCCGGCCGGCAATACGATCTGGCGGCTGCCAACGATCTAATCGGAACCACCAGCAACGGC